GACACCTTTAATGCGTAATGCTGTTTGGCTGACAAGTCGGCTGACGCTGTAAGCCAACCGATACTAAAAGAACCTTGCTCATTGCTCATCCCGTACCCCCTTAATTTCTTTCCTTAACATACTGCTTGCGCAAGTCGTCACTGGTTTTGTAAACGTGGGCGAACGCTTCAGCCTGCGTACAGCCACTTTTCTTCGCGTATTCCTTCGCCAGGGCGGTAATCTTCTCAAGGGCCGTGCCGCCTTCCCCGTCACCATGCCCGATAGACTTAAAAAGACCTCCCTTTTTAATCCGCTCGTTCACGGCAGACATAGCAGAGTGAAACTTTTCAGCCTGACTATCGTCAAGCGATTTTACCAACCCGGCGAAAAACTCAGGGTCACCGGCAAGAGGGTAATCCGTTTTGGCCTTTTCAACGAGTACCTTCGTGATCCGCTCGTCCTCCATTTTGGCAATAACATCCGCCTGTTTTTGAAGTTCCGCTTTCTGCTCCTCGAACGCCTTCCTGACCTCTTCCGACATGCCCTTAGTCACATCATCCTCACTCTCTGCCGACCTGGTAAGCTCCTTTACCTGGGCCTCAAGATCATCTTTGACCTTCCCCTGTGCCTTGAAAGATTTTTCCAGCCCTTCGTACTTCTCCTGGAGTGACTGGAAATCCCCCTTCAATTTTTTCAACTCTTCACCTGGCATTTTAAATCCTCCTTTAGACTTGATAATTTCCGGCGCGTCGTTTTCACTCTTCCCCGCATGGGTCTTCAGCCACGCAGACAACAATTTACTCTTAACCCCCGGCAAATCGTCGCCGGGGATCGGTGCCTTTTCCCCTCTGACTCCCGGGCCAAGTGCGGCAACCGCTTTATTCACTCGAACCGGGGTTTCTTTTTCTTCCGGGCTATCCCATAGCCGGAGTTCCCAGGTGGACGGGCTATCGGTATCGGACGTATAAGCAAACGCCTCCGCCGGGAAGTCCTGCCCGTCCTCCCGCCTGATTTTGGCCGCCTTCAATAACAGGACATTAGCCCTGGGGTTGTCGCCCATCCCTACCAGAGATACCTCATCCAGTAGAACATCTTTCAATTTATAGGTCTTCTTACCCATCAACCGCCTCCCTCGTTCCTTTACCACCGATGGAAAACATGGCCAACTCCCCGGCTTCCACCCGCGCCAGGACATCATCATCATTAACCCGGAAACCAACGAACCAGCCCTCTTTTCCAAGGTCTATGCCTAACGCATCCTGGATATCCTTAGTAAACACAACGGACTCTACAAGCTCAGACACGGCCTTTCCCAGATGATCCGCCCCTCCCACACGACAACGAAGCACGAAATCATGCGCTGTTTTCATAAGCTCGGCGGGCGACCAGGTATCCCCGGAGTGATCCACTACCTCTTTCCCGTTCTCCTTTGATACATACGCCCAGCCGTATACAGTCCGGGCCTTCTTCTCTACCCGATCCACGCCGAACTTAAAAACCAAATCAGGCATACAAAACCACCTCCTGAGGCGTCAATTCGGGAATGTCCTTCAGGTTATGGCGGCGGGGCTTATCGGAAAGCCCTTGCCAGCTCCCCCCGGCCCGTTTCGCGACCAAATCCCTTTTCTTTGCGTTTCCCGAACTGCGCTTACTGTACGGAGCGAACAGCTTCTCATGAGATAACTCACCTATCGCCCATTTACGGAGCCTGTTACATGCGATCTTGTGGTAAATTCCGGGAACCGCATCAACCACATCTGGAGAGGTGTAGGACAACTCGCCCCTCCGGTAAACCTTCTTTTTTCTTTGTCGTTTTTTGGATACCATTAAAATCCCCCTAAGACTATGGAACATCTACAATTTGTCCCGAATGGCGGGCTAAACACGGAGCCCTCCAACGTCAAAAAGTCCTCGTCCAGCCCCCGGCCCGATGGGTTCAGTCCGGGAATCTGCCGGTGAGACGGTCTTAATCTCTCATCGGGAGTAATTACCCATTTCCTTTTTACGGACGCAGGAAGTAGTCCCTCGCTACGTGCGTTATTCCATAACGCGTGCTGACCCTTGACACTGGCGCGGTTGGCCTCCGTCCGGGCAATGTTCAACGCCCTGCGTTCTAACATTGAGTCATGATACCTGTTCACCAGATCATTAATTTCCTGCCGGGACATCGGTTCCCCCGCCATCCTTCGCTCTACAGCAGGTTTGTCGGAAGCCGGGATTCTTCTATCGGTAGGGTAGGTGAACCCGAGAACCTGGCCGGTTTCAAGCTGTTTGCGGTAATTGAGAACAACTTTAGTCTGCGATTTCGTCAGGCCCACAACCTTCTTAATGTCGGCAGCAGTCCTCGTATAGCCGCGCCCGGTCTCGAACCCGTCAAGAACTATCGCCTGAACAGACTTGGCGGTCTCCTCGGAGATTTCACGAATGAGCGGCACCCTGTAATCATTCAAAAACTTAACGGAGTTCGGGTTCAGCATATCAAAGGACGAAGCCGCCTGCACCGCCTTAGGGAGGGCCTTAAAGGCTGCCGCGCCGCCGGCAGAAAAGGCACGGGCCAGCTCAAGGGAAAAGCTGTCCTCGCCAGTAGATAAAGCCGCAGCGAATCCGGAGGCGTCAACCATCGCCATCGCTCCCGCAATATCCCCCGCTTCCAGAAGAGCAGTCAACCTGGAAACACTGATAGTCCCTCTGTACCGGATAACAGCTTTGATGAACGCCTTCTTTATCCGGGGGCGGTATCTGTCCAACACCCCCATCATCGCAGCAACCTGGCTGCTTTGGTCCTTGAATACCTTCAAATCCCCGCCCCCTCAACCATATCGTCAGTGGATATATCAAGTAGTTCCCTGGCCTTGATCTCTACCGATTCCGTTGGCGTTAGCGCACCAACGGACATCAATGCGTAAACGGCCTTGGCAAACTTGTCAACGTCCCGCGTCTCGATATCGGTATACTTAATCTTTGGGAGGTCACTGCGGATGCCGTTAAGCTCAAACAACTCCGCCACAACTGAACTGTTTAACGTCTCAACAATCCCATCTAACCACGCTTTTATGGCCATCGAAAACATGGCCGTCTTATCGGAAGACAGAGCAAACGAGCCTACCTTGTCCTGGCCCAGCATAACGAAATCAGCCAGGGCGACCATCAAAATACGCTTGTCGTACCTGCCTATAATCTCGGAGGTGTTAAATTGGCGGCGGCCACCCGTTGACATCAGTTCCAACTTGTACGCCAACCCGCCGTCCTGGTTGTACGCCAGGGGAAACACCACCCCCTCCTGTTCGTCCCTGCGAATGTTCCGAATTATGTTTTTAATCGCACCGAGTGAAGCCTTAGCCTCGGCACTGGCGGAGCCGGACAGAATTTCCGGAGGGACATAAGCCACCGGCAGCCCGGCCAAATCCCTTTCAATCCCTATGCCTTCTATTTCCTCAATACGCTGCTTAAAATACCAGGGCCGATAAGCGTTCCTTAAAATTGACCGCCCCTCCGGATTGTTCTTATAAGAGGACGAACGGAATAAAATCACCTTCTCAATCGGCAGAAATATCCGGCGGTACGTGTTCGGCGACACCTGCTCAACACCAACCAGCTCGTCACCATCGAATTTCCATCGGGCTATGGTGTTTTGGCCACGAACCGGGAACGCGCCCCACATAATCCTGCCGCCATCCCGCCGGTAAATCCTCTCATGGACGGAAAAGCCATATACCAACATAGACAAGGCCTCAGAAATAAAATCCTGCCATGTATGCGCCATGCTATGCATATTCTTTTCAAGAAAGACAGCGGCCTCTTCAGAAGCCGCCCCCTGCTCAACGTACCAACCAACTTGCCGGAACAGCATTTCGACAGCAAACAGCAAAGCACCAACCACGGGATCATTGGAAGACATCTCCCGGTAGACTTTTACAGCCTTGCTCCCAATCAGGTTTTTGTTAAACTCTTCATGGATGTAACCGCCCCGGTGCCCAAGCCCGGTCACGCCTAACCCATGGAACAAATCAAAGGCCATTTAAATTCCTCCAAAGACTACTGGAACTGTCGTTACATGCACCGAGTCCGGGAATGCTGGTAACATCCCTTCGGCCAAAATGAGAGTAAAGAGCGTATCTGTCTCTATCCATCGCGTGATCGTCCTTCTTTACGGGCGTATCGTCCGGGGCTTTTTCATCCCACACATACCCGACAATCTCTTTCCTGGTGTGCGCACAAGACGGGTCTATAGTGTACTTCCCACCGGCCAACATAGAATAAACCACCCTTATCCCGTCAACAACGTTATTTTTTGCCTTCTTCAACATATTACCGTAGCCCCTGCCCACCAACTCTACCCAAAACGAGGCCGCAGACGGATCAAGGTATATGGCATCCGGGCGATCCTCACCGAGCCACCTGGAAAAATCGTCTGCATATTCAGAATCAGACTTTTGTCTCCCTTCCTTCCTGGAGTCGTAGTAGTATTCGCGTTTCAGGTTCGGGCGAACATCACCACTGCTCCAAACATAAAGCCCAAACGTTGTCGGGTTGGATGTCCCATAGTCCACAGCCACGATACACTTGTCGTAACTTTCCCGCTTTTCGAGGTGAATAGCTTCGTCATAGATATCATATATGAGGCCATCAGCGACAGCCCACTCCCCCAGGATATACCTTCGGTAGAAGACGCCCTTAAAGAACTGCCGATACCTGTTTTTTATCGTATCGGGGAGAGTTAAATTGTCGTCTAACTGAAAATGAATCCGTACCCCGTTCAAATCATCAATTCGATCAATGATATCGGTCTTTATCCAGTGGTTCGGGCCTTCGGGGTTGCAGTTAAGCCAAACTTTCGACCCAAGAACAGAACACCGCGCAATAGCCTGATTTATAAACGACTTCGGCTGTAACACCGCTTCATCACACAGCACACCCGCCAACGTCCGCCCCTGTATGAGGCCCTGGGAGGCCTCATCTTTCCCGCCGAAATATTCAAACTCGTTAGTGTTGCCGCCATAAGAGACTATAAGCAACTTCTCCGACAACCTTTCCCGGTACCGGTACCCCCTGCCAGTGAGCATCTTCTTCAGCGGAAGCACCAGGTTCCGCCGAAGAGAGCCTATTGTTTTCCCGGTAAGCCCGAATACCTCGCCATTGAAGTTTTTCATTGCCCACATAACAAAGGACAACGACATTGGAATAGTCTTCCCGGAACGGATGGCACCGTCACACACCAAAAGCTCCTTATCCTTCAACGATGAGTTGGAACGCCACCACAGCAACACCGCCCGCTGCCTATCGCTGATTTGACCCCACTTAAAGAAGTCTTTATTTCGTTTAAACCCTCTTTGAGGCCGCATCCATTTCCTTTTCAAATCGGTCATCTATAGAAGCATCGTAGCCATCCATCGAACCGACCATTTCTGCCAGCACTGCCAATGCCCTAATTTTATCGTGGACGGAAATCCGTCCTTTCAACAGGTCGAATGAATTTGCAGCCGCAGTCGTGGCCGGATCAATGTTGGCTAAAGTCTTAAGCTCGCCATCATTATCAAAAAAATCACGGAGGTTTACCGTCGCCATCCTAAACAATTCAGTAATGATAACTGAAGTATCCATCCGGGACTTCTCCGCGTCAATTATGTCGAAGTGCCTAACGCAAGCCTGAATTTTTTCCTTGCCCAGCATCCTCCTTGCACGGGCGATATGCCGGTGGGTAATTTCCTCTCTGGCAACATCAGGCTCAAATACCTCAATATAGGCATCCACATACGACCGCTTAGGATCGCACCGATACAAATGAATAAACTTCGCCACGGGCACGGTTACTGCAAACTCGTCCACATAATCCATGTAATTTGTCGTCTCTAACAATCTCTTAGCTCCCGTCAACTATTTAATTACACCATATATGGGCTATATGTCAAGTTCCATTGCGCAATAAATTCGTGCCGTTTACTTCCGTGACAGGAAGCCGCGCAGGGCCTCCCGCGCCACACGGGTCGCCAGTCCATCAGCTTTCTTTTTCGGATCGGCCCTGGTCACCGCGTGACGAAGGGCATCCTTTGCCGCGGTCTGGAGATTGATTTCCTTAGCCGCGACACCGTTCTTGACCTCTTTTGCTCCCAACCGCTCGATGACACCGATAACCGCATCCAACGCCGTGGCCTTGGCCCGGCCCCACGAAGTAAGTTTGATAATCGCCAGAAGCGTCGCGAGAAAAGTCCCGATGAGCTCCTTATTGTCCAGAATAAAAGTCAGAATCTGTTCAAGCTGTTGCATGGTCGTTTCCTCCTGTGTTTTTCAGCGCCTCTCCAAACGCAACGTATTTCCCGCCGAGTTGTCCCCAGCGGGCCCGTCCGTCCCGCACGTCCACATGAATGAATCCCTTATCCGGGTAGACGCCGATTCCGCCATTGTGAAAGGCCGCAATGTCTTCGGCCAGGCGACACAGCCCGGCCGGAACCATTCCTCTCACTACGATGTCCGCCGCGGTTCCGAGCAGATGCTGGCTTCGTGTGGCTCCGCCTATTGCCTGATTGTGTTCCGGGCAGCGATAACCGCTGATGACCCGAACCGGCAGACCTGCGAGATCACGCAGTTCCTGCAACGCATCCACCAGCCGTTGGTTGATTTCCGCCCGGCCGCAGCAGCGACATTCGAATTCATGCCGGGAAAAATTCCTGCTTAAATCTCCCATAAACTTCACCTCCTTTCGGGCACGGTTACTGCAAACCCGCCCACATAATCCATGTAATTTGTCGTCTCTAACAACCTCTTATCCCCCGTCAACTATTTAATTAGACCATATATGGGCTATATGTCAAGTTCCATTGCGCAATAAATCCGCGTTACAGTTGCCCCTATATAAGAAAAAAAACTATGTCGCCCGGCGACAGGTTATTTATACAGCTGTTCACAGTTCACAAATTACCATAAACATGCATAGGTTTTTAAAAGATGTCCCCCGGTGACAGTACTTTATTTCTTACTATAGGGCACCACTCCGGCTGTGCCCCTCAAGCGTTTTCGAGCAGTTTACCCCCTTCCCTATTCCCTTCCTCCGCACACATTTCGATAAACCCTCGTTATACCACATTGTGGTACTTTTATAGGTGTTCACAAGCGGCTTTTCATGTTCATAAACGGCGTTTAGGTGTTCACAAAACGTCTTTTCATGCCCCTAAACGGCGGCCAGGTGTTCACAGAAA